TCCACGAAATTCCGGGCATCCGGAACTCGAACGAGTTTTGCGCGGCCGATCCGACAAAGAAGTTTGCACGGCTCGGCGTGTTGTCCGTGAACTGCTCCAAATAGTCCCACGTGCCCTCAGTGACCAGCTCCGGGTCGATCGAGATAGTCGGAGTGCGACCGCTCAAGACCGTCTCTTGAATTCCGGCGGCATCGGCCATGCATTCGCGGAACCCGATCTCGTTAGCCATCGCAATATCAATAGAAGCGATGCAGGGACCGTAGCGGTTCGCCCACGACGTGCCAGACTTCATATGAACCAAGTCAGCATCTAGGAGCACCGGAGGAACTTGAGACGTATAGGTGATACCTGTGACGTTGCCCGCATCCTGAGACGATGCGCCGGAGTTTTCCGACAGGCCGCCTTGGAACTCAAAGGTCATAATCATCGGCTCGCCGATACGACCGCTGAAGCTGACCGTCCCGCGCGCGGCCTTGATCGCTTCGCGCACTGCGTCCTTGCTCATGCCGATCGAAAGCGTGGGGATCTGAAATTGAGCAGCTCCGCCAGTAGTCCCGATACCCGCGTATTGAGTGCCCGTTCCGCCTACGCCGCTCCAGATCGCTTCGCTATTTTGGAAGCTGCCAGAGATGCGGCGATAGTAGATAAGCGTTGCAGCCGTCGGGCCGCTGCTGTCGGCATAATAGAACTGACCGACAGCATTCGAGGTTGCACCGTAAAACACGCCGCCTGCTGTGATGTTCGCCAGGAGACCACTGGCGTCCGTACGAATGACCGAAAGCGGATAGGACCACGGGAACCAAGCCACGCCTGCGGGAGTTGAGTAGGCAGTGCCAGTAATGCCGCCAGCTACGGCGCTAGGAGCTGCTGCGGTACTTGCGCCGCTAGTCCCACCGCTGAGAGTATGTCCAGCGGTAGTGGTGAAAGCTGTGATAGTCGTAGCACCGGGATCGAATCCGAGGTGATTTTCCTGCGCGACCCACAGGGTAGTCTGCCCGTCATATGTCGTGCCGACGACCATGCCCTTGGCACCGCTAGTCGCCTGAGTGACGATCTCCCCATGCTGGAAAGGACCGGCGGTGATCGCGCCGATGGTCAGCTTGGCGAGCTTCTCTTGACGAAAACCGCAAGCTCGCAGCGGAAGTCCCCAGGCGGGGACGTTGGTCGCACCGGTGTCCCCAGTCAACTCCATCGAGAACCTGACGGTGCCCGTCTTAGTTCCGGTCAGGGATTGAAGCGGCGTGAGCGTCTCGCGCTTGATGTTGCGCTCAAAGACATTGACCGAAAAATCTAGTGAAGGGTCAATGACCAGATACTTGGAGTTGTTGGCAGTAAAAAGATTTGCGAAGGATGTAGCCGTCGCCTCGGTCGCTTCCTGGGCGATGCTGATTTGCTGAAGTCGTGAGAGGGCCATAGAAGGTTCCTAAAAGGCGGTGGTTGGGTCTTCGTATAGGGTTCGGTAAAGCACTCGAACCTCCACGATCGCCGAGCAGATCGGGTCTGCCGTCTTCGACACATCGTAGATTTGATCCGAGAGTATCTGCGTGGTCACGGCCTTGCCGCCGCGGGTTACGTCCGCGGTAAGTGCTACTCGAGCATCGGCAAGGAGCTTGTGCATTTCGGTTGACCAGTCCGCGCTACGCATGACCAGATGGAGCGCGATGTCCATCGTACTTGTGATGAGGTGCAGCCTGCCGTCCTCGTGGGATTCTCCAGACGGTACAACCACGGCCGCGGGAAACTCGTTGATGTCAAAGTCGTTGCCGTTCCATCGGCGCGCAAGATTGACCTTCATTGAGTACGTAGGGGCGTTGATTGCACCTAAAGTGCTGACTATGTTCGAGATGATGGATTCCCGGACCGGCGTGCTTGTCGGGTTGTAGGGCACTACAGAACCTCCTCCAGCTCGATGGTCAATGAGCCCGTAGCAGTGGAGTCAAAGATACGCTCCATCGTGTCACGCGCGAAGCGAACTAGGATCGCGCTCTCGCCCTCTGGAGTATAGTTCATCGACATCACAGGTCCGTATGTCGCCGAAAATAGTGCCTTGATTCTTCGCAGAAGCGCCGACGGGGCACGATCCCAAACAAGGGTGTACACGCGCAGCTCGCGCTGGTTGATCTGGCGCACCTGCATCATGCCGCCAAGATCAGAGAACGCGGCTCTTCGCTTGCTAATACGCGTGTATGGAAACTCCGCGCAGATGTCGAAGGTCTCCGCCATCAGGTAATGCCCTCAAAGGCGCGATTGAATCCGCGCTTGACGGCGTTGCCGACGCGCAGCACGCGATTGGGACCGAGCCTATCCCATGTGCTGCTGAACCCCAGCCGCGGTGGCACGTAAACACTTGTGCGAAGCAAGTACAGAGGCTCGATACGCTGCCGCTTCCCACGGCCGGACCGCACGCCGAACAAAAGGTTTCCGCGCTTGGACGTGAAGAAAAACCCATCCGGGTATTCACGCGGACCTTTCTTTCGGGGAATGCCACGCGGCCCGAGTGCCTTACCAATTGGCAGGGCGAGATACTTGCCGTTCTTCGGCTTGATCGTCCCGCCGTACTCCTGCAAGTTCGCGTAGCTTGTTCCGGCAGAATATACGCGCACTTGAAGGTCGGAAATCGAGCCGCCCTGCACCTCGTAGTTGAAGGACTTGTTTAGAAGTCCCGTTCTGCTTTGCAGGATGTCCTTGTCATTTTTCCAGCTTGTGTAGCGCCGGAATCGCGTGAGCTTCATCTCACGCTGGAACTCCTGCCCAGACTGCTGAAGAGCCTTCTTGGCCTCGGCAAAGACAAGTCCAGGCACACGCTTGAGCGCGCGCTTGAATTTGTCCAGATTGCCCTCGAGTCCCAAGGGATCAGCCCCCCCACACCATGCGGCGATGTCGACGTGCTGCCTCGCGGACGAGTGCAATCAGAGCAAGCTCTCCGGTATACTGCGCCGAGCTGTCTCCCATGTCGGTAGCCGTTTGCCCCGGCATGGATCGACGTTTGAACTCGTGAACGCACTGCATATCGCAGGCCTGTGCAAGCTCTGGATATGCTGTGATGAAATTGGCTGTGCTCGTAGCCATCCCGCTTGTGTATGTGACTTGCACGTAAATTGGAGCGATCGGCCGGCCGCTGTCTGCATCACGCAGCGGCTCAAAAGATCCAAGGAATCGAAGCTCGCCGCGCTGGGGATCTAAGATGTAGTCCTCGTTCGCTGTCAACGTGTCGGCCGTAGTGAAGTCTGCCGTGGTGCTGACCTTGACCGTGACCGCGGATCCGGTGTCGACCGGGTAGCCCTTGAGCAGGACTAGCCGCTTGACTGCGCGCATCTGATAAAGCTCGGTGCGCGCGCTAGTGTGCGCGTGCCGATCCATCAGCCGCTCAATCTCGTAGCCCACAGATTTGATGAGCTGATTGATAAGCACGTCCGATGCCGAGCCGTTAATGCCCAGACATTCCTTGACGCGTTGTGTAGTCGTGAGATCCATCAATCCTCAGAAGCTGATGCGTCTTCCGGCTTTTCAGTTTTTGTTTTGGATTGGAATTCTGGCTCAGATACTTCGATAACCGCAAATCTTCGGTGCATCCCGCTAGGAACATCGTCCAGCGTGTCGATGCGGTCCCCTTTGACCAGATAGCGGGTTCCGTCTTTTGTCCAGACTCCATGGGGACCGATGCAGATGTACGCGTATGCCATTTTTAGAGTGTGACGCTAGGGGGAGTTGCCAGGGATTGCGCGTTGTTCATCAGCCAGCATGCAGCGCCAAAAACGGTAGCGGGCGAGTTGCCAGCGGTCACGAGTCTGATGTAGCGGCGCACGTTGATCGTGTCTAGGTGGAATGTTTGAACGACTAGCCCGCTGGACGCTCCAACAGAAATCGACGGAACGGCAGTCGCGGCAAAAGATGAGCCATCATCGCTGTCCTCGATAGATGCCGTGAGGTCTTCGCCCGCACCGGAATCGAGAACAAGCGTAATTATCGAGTGGCTGTAGTTTGAAACGTCAATCGCTGCTCCAGTGAATGCCCCGGAGTTGACCGCGATGACGGTTGCCGTGTTTTTTGTCGCGTCGTCAAAGCGCATTAGAAAATAACCTGCGGCGCTGGGGCCAAGCTGTTCTTCTCGTTCTGCTGAATGCAGTACGCTGCATACAGTGTTGGAGTTCCGAGAACGTGGTTCGATAGAATCCGCAAGTATCTCTGATACTTCTTGTGATCGATCAAAAGCGTCCTGAGAGCATTGCTTGTGTTCGCGTTGATAACCGTGATTGCTCCGCTGATATCCGTGAAGCTAACGTTGTCTGCGCTTTCCTGTACTTTCACGGATAGACGCTGACCAGCTCCTGTGCTGCTCATGATAAAAAACTGCACGTGGCTGTAGTTGGCACCATCAATGCTGGCCGATACCGCATCATTGGCCGTAACGTTTGCCATCAGCGCCGTGATATTGTTCTTTGTTTTGTCGTCGTAGCGCATCGCCTACTTCTTTTTCCCGCCGATAGACGGTGCTTCGATGCCAGATGTCGAACCAGTCGCCGCAGCAGCACGCATCGCTTCGACTTTCTTGATCTCGGCCTTGGGAGTGGCCGGTGTGCTGTTGTTCCATAACTCTCGTTCCTTCAAAAGAACAGGCGGAATCGGAGAGACCACTGAGTCGGCCGGAGCTTCTTTTAGTTTGTGCTCCTGACCTTTGACTGCGTGCTTGATGTACGGGTCGGACAGATCCAGAACACCGCCTGGCTCAAGCCAGACGCGCTCATGTGGATTTCCAATTCCGTGCGGCATCTGCAAAAACCAGCCGCTTGAGACCTGATGAAGCATGGATGGGTAAGCCTTTCTTGCGAACTACTTGGACAAGGCAGAGACCCCAAGCGCCGTTCGCAGACGCTCGGGGTCGCTTTGCGTTTGTACTACACGCTGAAAGCGTAGGACAACACGTTGGCATCAGCAGCCGTGCTCGTTGAGCCAGAAGCGTATGCCGCTTGCACAGTGGACTGGTCGCTATCTTCGGGATTGAAGAGCACGATGGTCACACTAAAGCTAGACGCCGTGCTTCCAGCGAACGCCGCATTCGCACGAATGTAGCGAGCCTGCGGAGGAAGATAAACGACACCAGCATATACCTTGTCGTCATTGGTTGACGTCACAGCCGTGAAGGCTGCTCCGGTAATGCCGGTATAGTTCGTCTCCACTGACGAAGAGGATTGGACCGTAACCGTGACGGTATCGCCAACCGTCGCGGTATCCAGAATTACCAGCGCGTGAGTATAGCCGATAACATCTACGCCGCGGCCGGCAGTCGTCGCAGTCTTAGAACCGGGAGCGATGCTGCTGCAAACCTTGACGTGGGTTTGGGGATTGAATGCAACCATGTGTAATAGTTCCTTTCTAAATCAGGCCTGGATGCCGGTTGCGGTACAGAACGCGCTGGGTTGAGCGACACCAATGTCGACTTCCATTGCAGCCATAATCTGCGTTTGCATCTTGGCGAAGCTATCGCCGGCCACGTCGCTAGAGCGCAGCACCATCGTGCCCCACTCGCCGAGATAGCACTGCGAGAAGTCGCCGAAAAGAATGGCGTTAGCCACGGTGCCAGAAATCGCGGTCAGTTGGTTGCTGATCGCGTACTTGTAGCCCATCAATTGAGGCGCACCGTTGAATTGACCAGCGCCGAACAGGCGACGCTCCATGTTGTAGCCGCTCGCGGAGTCAACCATCTTCGACAGGCCGGAGAAGGCAGACGAGTGCATAGCCCAACCGCAGTTGGCCAGATCCACATTGTCCGCGGACAGCTCCTGGATCATGTCGATCAGCTTTCCGTATGCAGCGTTCGCTGCGACCGAGCCGAAGCTCGTAACCGTATTGATGCCACTGGTCTGGAGGATGCCAGTCGGCTGACCAGACGCGCCGGTGCCAGCGTAGATCGCCGCGTCGATAGCGATGCCAAGATCCTTGGCGATCTGCGCGCGCGTGATCTGCTCGGCAGCCGGGCTGCTGAGGTTGATAAGGCGGTTGGACAGGATGACGCGCGACGCAACCGCGTGCGGAGTCATGTTCAGTTGACCGAAGGACAGATCCGAAGCGGTCACGCTGACATTTTCAGCGACCCAGTAGGCCGTCGAAGCGCCGGTGATCTTAGGAATCTGGACGGGCGAGCCCGACAGCGGCAGACGCTGGACACCGAGCGAGAGCGCGGTGATCCGCTTCTGGAGCAGCGGAATAATCATGTTTTCCATGATCTGCACGGGGACGATGAAGCCGCCGGCCGAGTCGGTCGTGGTGCTCATGTCCTTGCCGATGGTCTTAGCCGCTTCCTTGCAGAGGTCGGCCTCGTACTGGCAATCGCTGAAGTCGCGCGACACCAAACCCTTGGCGAGCTTGGCAAAGCTGAACTTGGACACGTCCTTTTCATCGAGACCCTTCACGACCGGAAGGGCCGCACGCTTGGCCTCGAAGGCGGCGATGGCGGCATCCGCTTCTTCCTTCGCCTTCTTTTCCAGCTTGGAGATCAGGTCGGTGTCACGCTTATCAAACTGCTTATTGATCTCGGCAAGCAGGCGCTCGGCGAGTTCTTGACCCTTGAGGGTCTCGGGGGTGTTGTTATCGGTCGGCATGGTTTTAGTTTTTGTTGCCCCCCGCAACTTCCCCACGCTCAAGAGCCGCGCGCAACCGGGACTCGAAGGACTCGCTGAAGAGTTCGTCGTAGCTCTTGGGTTGCGTATGGCACTCGGCGTGTTGGTCGAGCGTGGCGGAAGGGGCTTCTGGCACGCTCGACCTGTTCTTATTGACTGCCTGCGAGGCGAGCTTGCGGCGCATGATCTTGACGCTCTTTTCCAGCGCCTCAATCTTTTGCGTTTGCAAGCGCACCTCGGCGAGCAGTTCTGATTTCATCTCACCAAAGAGCGCGGCAACATCCAGAGTGGTGGGATGCTGCGCGACTTCCTCTGTCTTGTCTTCCTTCGGCAGTTCGGGCACAACGATCTGCGTCTTAGCCGGCAGACCGAGCGCATCGAACAGCCGCGAAACTGTCTTTTCGCTCACCGCGCCAGACTGCGCGAAGCTCTTAGCCGCGCTCATCAGCGCATTAGGGTTGGCAGGAATGGAGCACTGGGAGAGCTCGATCTGCTCCTGCTTTTCGTAAAGGACACCATACGCACCAAGCCCCGCGGCTTCGCGCTTCTCCGGCGTGTCCGGGTAGCTGGACTTCGTAGGAATGAATCCGACCGAGACGGCCTTGATGAAGCCGCCGTCCACCAGTCGATAGATCAGGTCGGCTTCGGGGTTCATCTCCGCAGTCGCGTACTCGATGGACTCGAAGAGCGCCGGCGTGTTGTCGCGCTTCGCGCCCTTCTCAAAGTCGAACACGCGGCCGATGGGCAGCGAGGATGCATCGTGGCCCCACAGCGCAACCGGGTTCTTCTTGAAGTTTTTGAAGTCCCAGCCGCTCACGCGAATGATGTCGCCGGCCCTATCGGCGGTCTCGTCGCTGGCGATAAAGCGGAAGCTGCGGCCACGCTCGCCCTTCTCAGGATCGTTTATAGCGGCGGTGCGCCAGTGCGGCACACTGTCACGCTTGATTGCGATGACGTTCTCAATCTTCTCGGCTGCAAGTTCTTCTACGCTGGCGATGCCGCGCAAGATCCGCTCGGAGAGTTCCTTCAGGTTATTTGTGATGATCTCGGTCATATCTCTAGGGTTCCGGGACGATCGCCATCAGGAGACAGCGGCAGTTGATAACTTCCTCGGCCGGCGCTCGATCGTCGCCGGGGTAGGCAAGCTGGGGCTTGAAGTCTTCGCCGAGAGGGCGGATCTGGCCGTCGAGTTCCTGATGGGTCTCGCGCACGTCGTCGTCACGCTCGCTGATCCATTGAACCTGCTCCACGCCTTCCTCGCGCATCTGTAGCTCGCGCGCGGTGTTCGTGGCCTTGGTAATCTCCGTGCGTGCGATCACGCCAGCGCGGCCTGTCTTGTCCGCGAAGACTTGCTTCAGCGATCCCTCAAGCTCCGGCAGAACTTCCTCGATGCGCTGGCGCATTTCGACAAAGCTCGACGGCTGGCCGAGCTCTTTGTCCAGGGTATTCTTGACGCGCTTGGCAACGGTCGAATGCACACCCTCGACGACCTTGATCTTCTGGGTCTCGAGCGCGCGCACGATTCGCGGATCGGACATCGGCAGGCTGATCCCGCCCAGCTCTAGCGCCTGATCTTTCAGAGCGGCCTTGAACGCTTGGCTCAAAACATCGTCAAGAGCCTTGTTTAGGTTTTCCAGCCATTCTTTCGGGTCGGGTACAAGTGCCGAAACAAACGGGTTCGGCGTTGCCTCGTCGGCCTTGGTGACTAGCTCACTGAAGTCCTTGCCAGTTTCTGCGAATCGCCGGAGCTTGCGGAGCAATTCGCGCTCATAGCCGGCCAGCCACTTGCCGACGTTCTTCTGCGCCCTCTTTTCAAAAGGCAGCGAGACATCGCGCAAGAAACGACGGAAGTATTCCGCGCGGGCTTCGCGGGTTTCGAGCGGGCCCAGCTTGATCGACGGCTCCATGCCGGCAGCAGACTTCTCGCGCTCCGCATCAATGCGGGCGACAAGATCCTCTGCGTAGGCTTGAGCGCGGGACGCGCTGGTAGAGCTTGATCCTCCGCCCCAGAGCAGCATCGAGACCAAGCCGGGTGTGATTTCGTCACCCTGCACGGCCTCCAGATCAACCTTATGCCGCGCAATCCAGGGGCCGATCTTCCGCCACTTAGCCTCGGTGACCTCACCGGCCGCCATCTTGCGAGCGTCCTCCACCGTCTGAGGCTTGAGTCCTTGGCCGCTTTCGCCAGCTTCGTGTAGCTTGATGCCGCGGCGCGCGCTCGCGCGCATATAGGCCGGTGGTGCAAGGTCGATAGCCTTGACCTCATGCGCTGCAATATCCCGGCGCCGCATAATGAGGAAGGCTGGATCGACGGCCGCGGCCACCGGTGCTGGCGCAGGCGCTGGCGCTTCGTTTACGCCGCCCACAATGCGCCGAGCTTCCTCCTCGTCGATAAACGGGAAGGCAGCGAGGATCGTAGTCACCGCACCTTCGACGGTCAGCAGACCCTCGGAGACTGCGCGGAGGATGTCGAGTAGGCTGGAGACTTGCGCCCCGTTCAGGGCTTGATCGGCAACAACGGCCGTCTGATCCTCGGCCGGATCGGGCTCATCCTCGGTCTCTATTTCCTCGGACTCGTTCTCCTCTTCGTCCTCGTCCATTTCCTCGGACGCGAACACGGAGCCGTCGATGTCCAGCTTCAGCGCCTTGACCAGCTCGCCCAGATCCACGCCGGTAGCCAGCGAAATCTCGGCGGCCACCTTGAGGCGCGCGCTCTGATCGTTCCGCAGAGCCTCGATGCCAGCGAAGTCGAACCCGAAGACATACTGCCGGAAGCGCGGGTCAGCCATCCGCGGGATAAGCTGCGCGTTGATCTGCGCCTCGACGGTCTTCAGGTAGCCGACGACCGCGATCCAGAACTGCCGCCACGCCTCCTGGAGGTTGGAGTAAGTCGAAGCGTCCGGAGAAATTAGATGCACCGGGACTTCAAAGGTCGACGCCACGACATCGCGCGACCAAGTGAGTAGGTCGATGTACTGCATCCGATCCGGCGTGGCCGGGTTCGGCACAATCTTCGGGCCGCCGCCTAGGATCTTCAGTCCACCCGCGGTCTCCGCGTCCTGCGTCGCAGCATCGAGGTCGGACTGGAAGGACTCGAGCGCGTCGCGCTGGATGTCGTGGTCGTAGGTCACAAACGCGCCCGGGCCGCCGGAGCGCATCTGCGCTTCCTGTTGGCGCTCGGCTTGGAAGGCGATCTGAAGCTGCCGGTTGGCGACCTCTGCCGCGCCAAGGCCGCGGATCGGGTCGGCCGGATCGTAGTCCCGGAACTGAACAACGCTTGACCAAGGTGCGCGCAGCCGCTGATTTCCTGCGGTCTGGAAGTACCAAAACGCGGGACGGCCCATGTCGTCTGGGTCATACTCAACCGCATCGCCGTTGACCGGCATGATCGAAAAAGGCAGCGTGATCGGCCCGTCAAATGGCGCCCAATTGCCATCGGTAGACTTGGGCCCGAACAAGAACCAGAAGCTCTCTCCTGATAGCTTGCGGTGGACAACATCAGCCTCGGCCAGTTGTGCCCAAGTCATATCCCGGTTCGGTCTCAGCAACTGCTGGAGAAAAGGATCGGACTCTGGGACTTCTTCGGCGTTTGCGCCCGGGCCGTTCCACATCATAGGGCGCACGCTTGCCGATGCGCGCGACCATAGCCGGCAGCAGAGATTGACAATCCATGACTGCTCGAACGGCTGCGATAGTTCAAAAGCTCCGGCCATCGACGGCCGAACTGCGAATCCGTTAGATTGAAAAAGAGTTTCTAGGCTTTTGGCTTTCCCATTGAATCTAGAAGCTCCGGCCATAGTGCCAAGATGCTCAAGATGATAGGATCCCTCACGGGCTGAAAAGGGCTTGACGCGGTTACGCCTAGACAGACTCACGCTTGTGAGTCTATAAGCAAAATGAACAGCGTCGATTGGCCGTGGGATAGGGTGAACGAATGCCGAAAAAAGAGCAGGCTCTTCTAGGAGCCTCTAAGGGTCGGGTCTACATGACCGTTGTGATGCCCTCGCATTTGCGCGACGCTGTGCGCGAAGCGGCAAAGATGGAGGATCTTCCTCCTGCTGCTTTCATGCGGATGGTGGTTGTGCAATGGATCAGCGCGCAGCGTCAAACACAGTCGAAGAAAATGCGAAACCCGATTCGCTAGATACGCATGACGCGAATCGTGGGCCGCGATGCGCTCTTGCGCGCGAGTCCTAGGATGCAAGCGTCCAAGTCATCCGGCGATCGGCCGTAGCGTTCGCGTATCTCGTCTTTCGATTCTCCAAGCTCGGCCATGCTGCCACGCGCAGCTTCTCGGAAGTTGTACGAGTACCAGCACGCCTGCCGCCAGAGTTCCGCGTATTTGCGCGGAATGGCAGCGCGCTGCTCCTCGAGCAGTCGGCGAAGCGTCCAGTGCATCTCGCCGCGCATGTTTCGGAAGAGCGTTTGCCCGGTCAGCTGCTTCCAGCCGTACCGAGGACTTGCGCCGAAGTCTACCGCATCGACTTGGTGGCCTGTCTGCTTTAGCCGGTCGGCAACTCCCTTGCCTAAGCCGGTCGCGTCTACATGGACATGGGCCGCAGGAACCGGCCCGGAAGCATCACCCCATGCAGACATAAGTTCTAGGATGACACCAACCGTCGCCATCGTGTCTGGAGAACGCCACTCATGCCGCGCCGCGATTGTGTTTCCAATCCAAAGATAGGCCACGCTCGGGTCGCTTCCACCGCCGCCGATGTCTACGCCGATGTGCCGATCCTCGCCTTCCTGCGGGAGATCGGCGCAGGACTCGAGCAGTGCCCGCGGGATCAGCGCGCGATCCAGATCGACCGTAGCAGGAAGGCCATAGACGAATACACGCGTGAACGCTGAGTCGATGCCGTGACTCTTGACCATCGCGCGCCGCCAGTCGGCAGGCTGTATTTCCTCTGGGATCCCGTGAAAGCACTTGTCCGCGGCGTGCGGCTCCCAGTTCGGATTCGGCAGCTCTTCGCCGGCGACATGGATCCGATGCCAGCTCGATCCGCGCCGCCACCAGCGCGCGGTCGGGTGGTCGCTGTTCTCGTCGAATGTCGGGTTACACTGCGCGAGGACATACACATTCTTGCCAGCCATCGAGCCCTCGAGGCGCTCAAGGATTTCCTTGTCGATCTCCGCGGCTTCGTCCAGCACGATCAGCAGGCGGTGGGCCGTGCGCTCGATCTTGTACAGCGCCTCGCTCGCGGTCGCCAGCTTGAGCTCGCCGGTGTCCTCCGCATCACGCGCAAGGTCTACGCCGGCGTGGAATCCTTGAACCGTGCCGGCATCGCCGGCCGAGAAGCCAAGCGCGTACCACTCTGGCGCAATCTCCCATTTGAACCCATGCGGTTTGCCTGGAAGCGACTGCCGCGCATTGGCATGGAACGCGCGGATCTTCTGCCATAGACCGTACTCGACCTGGCGCTGACTGCCCGATGTCGTCAGCACCGTGGTCGGGCCGGTACACATCATCGCCACCACGATCTCCGCGGCCGTGTGCGTCTTCGAGTTCTTCCGCGGGCCGCAGACCATCACGAAGCGATGCTGCATGAGCGCGCGCTGGAGATACTTCTGGAACTCCCATTGCTTGTGGCCCAGCACCTCGGTGCAGAAGCGCGGCAGGTCGCCGTCGTACTTCGCGTGCTGGGCAGCCGAAGATTCTGGGAAGGCCGCGCGCTTCGCGTCCTGCCAGATCGAGCGGACAAGCTCTAGCTCGTCATCACCGAGGCTCGGTCTCTGCATCCTCGACTACCTCTGCCGGCTCAACATCGTGACCCTGCGCGCTGAGTTTCAGCACCTGCACCTCCATGCGGTTGACCACATTCTGCGCGATGGCCGGCGGGCATTCTTCCTTGACGATCTCGAGCACGCGTGCGATCAGCACCCCGACTTGCTGCATATTCAGGTTCTGCCGGCGCTGCATCCTGATCTGCCAGACGGCCTCGACACGCTTGGCGAGCCGTTCAGCTTGGATCGATAGCTCGGAGATCGCGCGATCCTCTAAAGCCCCATCGCGGAGCAGGATGCCGAGATCGCGCATGGCAATATTCTGTGCTTCGGCATCACCAGAAGCGTTAGCCTCCGACAGCGCCTCCCACATGTCCTTGGCGCGCTTGCGGAAGTCCGGCGTGTCGGCCTGCGCGACGCGCTCACCAGTCCGCTGCAAGCAAGCCTCGAGCAGCGCGATCGGCTCCTGCAAGTCAAGCAATGATGCGTCTTGAATCGCTTGTTGGTATGCCTCCGACAGCGCGGTTGCCTTGAGCGCCTTAGCGTAGCGGCCGTGCTTGAGCCTTCCGCCTGATCCTCGCGCCCCTCCGTGCATATAACAGACCTTTTTTCCGATGCAGGGCGGCCGACCGCAACGAACGCCAGCGCGATTGGTCGCGTGGCACGTAACTTTGAAATGACTCACGCCTTTGCTTCCTGTGTTTTGATCTCTGCCCTTGCCAGCTTGTAGTGCATTGCCCACTCCGGCTCGCGCCAGCTTGGGTGCGCTAGTAAAACATCCCGCATCCGTCCGGGTGCGACCTGAACGACCCGGCATAGCAGCGGCAGCCGGCCGTATTTGTGCGGATTGTTTGGACGGTAGTAGACACGTTCGCCGGGTCGAACCCAGTCGGGAATGGACGCATTCATGCCTTAGCGTCTGCGCGTTCTTTTACGCGCTCATGATGATAGTTCAGATACAGGACGCGCGCGCCGTTGCGCTTGGACAGATAAACAACCCTGCGCCGATACACATGGATCATGGGAGCTATGGCAATACCCATTTGTTTGTCTTGCTTCTCGATCGTATATGCGGACAGCTCCAGCTCTGCGCCGCATGAATGCGACTGAAACTCTACGCCGTCACGCGGCCCACCGATCAGCCGGAT